GTTGGTAGCGGCATGCGTTTGCTCTACACCCAAGAGCGTCCGGGTTGGCAAGCTAAATCCCGCTGGCCGCTGCCGGATCAACTTCCCCTCGACTATGCCAAGTTTGCTGAGGCGCTTGGTACTTCTATGAACAACGTGATTGGAGAGTAAGACAATGGCATTGCTTAATTTGAATCCTGCTGATTTTCAGAACATTGCTGACGATACCCAACAGATTCTTCCGGTTGGCGAGTATCAGATGCATATCATCAACTCGGAACTGCGCGACACTAAGGCAAGCGACGGTCAGTATCTCTGGTTGGAGTTTGAGATCCTCGGACCGAAGTTTACGGGTCGCAAGTTTTGGGATCGCCTGAACCTGTTCAACAAGAACGAGACGGCGGTCAAGATCGCTCGTAAGCAGTTGGCGTCGATCTGTGCGGCTCTGAACTTTGCTTCGCTGCCAAGTGACTCGGTTCAGTTGCACAACAAGCCGATGAAGGTCGTCATTACCCACAAGGAAAACAAGCAGGGCAACCTTGAAACCCGCGCTGGGTACTACGGCTTGAATGCTCCTGTGGCTGCGGAGGCGGCTCTGGCTGCGGCTCCTGCTGCTTCAAGTGCGAAGCCTTGGGAACGTCATAAGAAGTAAATAAAGGAGCGCGGCATTCGGAGGCGTGATACCCGCCTTACCCCGATACAACCGAGTGTCGCGCTCCCCTTTGGGGGAATCATGGTCAAGTTGCCCGATTTTGAAGATCGAACCTTAAAAGCCGTAGACGCTGCCCTAGAAGCAGAGCAAGAGAGTCGCCCAAGAAACTACTTGGGTGCTTCGTCTATTGGTGATGTATGCGACCGCAAACTGTGGCTGAACTTCCGATGGGTCAAGCGTGGCTTTATCGAAGCCGCTGGGCTGCGCCGCATTAACGATGGACATCGTGGCGAGTTGGTGGTTGCTGACATGCTTCGCAAGGTTGAGGGACTTGATCTTTCGACTGAGAAAGAACCGGGTGTGCAGCACTCCTTCGAGGCGCTGGGTGGTCACTTTCGCGGCAACTGCGATGGATTATTGACTGGCCTTCTGCAAGATCCTGACACGCTCTATGTGTGGGAGTGCAAGGTCATCAATGACATCAAGTATAAGAAGCTGGTATCGCTGAAAGCCAAGAGCGAGAAGGATGCGCTCAAGAACTGGGACTATGTGTATTACGCGCAAGCTCAGATCTATATGCATTTCTTCAACGCGCCGAAGCATTATCTGACCGCTGCCTCAGCCGGTGTGCGCGACATCACAAGCGTCGTGACCGAATACGATCAAGGCGAGGCCGAAAAGTTTATTGAGAAAGCCAAGCGCATCATTTTTGCGCCAAGACCGGCTGGCAAGATTTCATCCGATCCCGCGTGGCACGAGTGCAAGTACTGCTCCTTCCACAGTATGTGCCATGAAGACGATATGCCGCGTAATAAATCTTGTCGCACTTGCTTGCATAGTTCCCCGCTCAAGACCGGCGGTTGGAAGTGTGAGTTGCACAAGAAAGATCTCAACATGGAAGACCAACAGAAGGGCTGCGACAGCCATCTATTTGTGCCTGATCTGATCCCCGGCGAGCAGATAAACTCAGGTCCTAACTGGGTCGAGTATTCGCTAAAGGGGGGAGCGGTGTGGATAGACAAATCGAAATAGAGGAAGACGAGCCAGACACACTTCTCCTGACGGGAGACGATATTGAAACCATTCTGAGGGCGTTAGACGCCTACGGCTACGCAATGGTCATGTCTCAGTCCATAGGAGAGTTGGAGAAGATCAAACGCGCAGCCGAAGCCCTGATGAAACAACTGCCGCGAACGGAGTTTGATTCGTGATTACGCTTAGACCATATCAAGAAGAAGCGATAGATAGCACACTCAGATACTTCCAAGACAACGACGGTAATCCGCTGATCGTATTGCCCACTGGCACCGGTAAGAGCGTTGTCATCTCGGAGTTTTGTAAGCGCGTACTAGCCCAATGGCCGGACACTAAGATTCTGGTCGTTACCCATGTGCGTGAGTTGATTAAGCAGAACTACGATGAGCTGAAGGGTATGTGGCCCGAAGCCCCTGCTGGTATCAACTCGGCGGGACTCAAGAAGCGTGACTATGAACCGTCTATCGTATTCTGTGGGATACAGTCGGTGCACAAAAAGGCATCGAAGTTTGTGAAGGTTGATCTGGTACTGGTTGATGAAGCGCATCTGATCCCGCGCAAGACCAACACGATGTATCAGAAGTTCTTGGGCAACCTCAAGATCATGAACCCCCACGTGCGGGTGGTGGGCCTAACGGCAACGCCGTACCGACTGGACTCTGGATTGCTTCACCAAGGAGACAATAACCTCTTCGACGGTATCTCGTATGAAGCCGACCTGAAGGACATGGTGGAGAACGGCTATCTCACCAAGTTGGTATCTAAGCAGCCCAAGACTCGGCTAGATGTCTCTGGTGTCAGCATCCGGGGCGGAGAGTTCGTAGCCGGTGAGCTAGAGCGTGCGGTTAATCGTACTGATGTGAATGAATCTATCGTGCGGGAAATCGTACTGTTCGGGGCAGAGCGCAAGTCATGGTTGATCTTCTGCGCGGGCGTTCAACACGCAACGGATGTCGCTGCCATCGTAAAACGCTACGGGATTAGCTGCGAGACGATCTTCGGGGATACCCCGAGCCATGAGCGAGATCGTATCGTTCGTGACTTTAAGGCCGGTCAGATTCGCTGTATTGCCTCTATGGGCGTACTAACGACGGGGTTTAACGCTCCGGGGGTAGATCTGCTGGCACTCCTGCGACCCACTCAGTCAACCGGCTTGTATATACAAATCATGGGACGCGGCATGCGCAACGCTCCCGGCAAGGACGACTGCTTGGTTCTGGACTTTGCGGGCAACATCGCTCGGCACGGCCCAGTGGATCGGGTCAACCCCAAGAAGCCCCGCAAGAACGACGGAGAGGGCGTAGCACCGGTTAAGACTTGCCCCAAGTGCGAGAGCATCGTGTTTGCCGGAACGTCTGAATGCCCTGACTGTGGCTACGTCTGGCCCCCTAAACCGCCAGAAATTGAAAAGACCGCCACCACCCTGCCGGTAATGAGCATGAACGCTCCGGCCACTTGGTTGAAGGTGAACGCCGTATCTTATCGTATGCACAAAAAGCCCGGTAAGCCTGACTCCATGCGGGTTGAATACCGCTGCGGGTTAGCCGTCTATAGCGAGTGGGTGTTCTTCGACCACAAGGGCTACGCTCGGGATAAGTCACTCAAGTGGTGGCGTCAGCGCATGTCTGGGCCGGGAATCTTGCCGACAGGAACAGTCGATGCCTTGGCTAAAGCAGACGCGCTAATGAAACCTACAGAGATTCAAGTTCGCAAAAATGGCAAGTACACAGAGATCGTCGAGTTTCGGTTTGTGCCCAATGTGCAAGCGGGAGGCTCGGGGGTTCCTGTATCTGCCGCCGCCGGGGGTACTGCGCCGCAAAGCCCGTCTCTGTTCAATGCGCTGCATGGATGACTATATGATCGACAAATCACCCAACGAAAAGATTGCCCTTAACGATGCCTCTGCGGCTGCGGGGCACTTCATCGAAGCTTGCGGGGTCTACAACTTTCTGGAGTTCAAACCAGATCAGTTCGATGACTTTATTGAAGCCATTGTGACGGCTTACGTCGATTCGCTTCAGACTCAGCGGGTAGACACAGAGGGTGTAAGATTCCCCTAGACCGCCTTACCACGGAACCATGCTTTGCCATGTTCAACGACACACAGTTCAGGCTGAAGCATCTTACCGCCCACAAAGGTAATGACGGCAAACCCCGATGCCCAGTTGACCGGACTGGCTTCGGTGTAGTTGAACTGCGGCCCGTATGGCTCTGCAAGAGTCCCGGTGTCTACGCCATATCTGCGGCCGCGATAGTCCGCCCACGGCGTAACCTGAAGCTTGTGCATGTGCCCGTGAACATACGAGACACCAGCCTTAAGGGTTGAGTTGTAGGACGAGTGAACACCCCCGGCTATGGGTCGGTGCCGGATGCAGAGCCAGTCGTCTTGCTCACGGTTCAGGTGGATCGCCCAGCCTGCTTCCCAACGCGGCAGATAGTCGAGCAGGGTCATGCCGGTCATCTCTTCAAACTCGCCTACGCGGCCTGAGAGATAGTTCTCGAAGCGGGAGTCATGGTTGCCTATGGTACGCAGGAGCTTGGCTCCCTTAGCCGCACGTTCGATCTCAGCGCAGCGATCCTGCACGGTGTGGATCTCGTCCTTTAGCTCCGGCTGCTTTTCCCACATGATGCGGGCGTGTCTACTGATCCGAGCGCCGTCCAAGATGTCGCCATTCAGAATGACCATCTTCGGACTAAGTTGCTTAGCTAACTTGCAAAAGGCTTCGTGAGCCTTGGTGACGATACCGGGCCAGTAGTGGGCATCCGATGCCACCA